CAGAAGATCGTATGATGGGACAACATGCAGTCAATCGTAAAATTTCAAAAACAATTTCGTTAGTAGACTAGGAGATAACATGGTTAAAGTAGATTTTGACGCGGAGTTCATCAGCGAATCTCAAAGTGGATTTGATAAGCTTACGGCTTATTACACTAATCGCATTGATGAACTTCAGAATGTAGTTCGCGAAGGCGCTAAGAAGATGCTCAAAAACCTTTTCAAGGATTTTTTCGAGCGTCATCCAAAAGTAGCTATTGTTACGTGGACGCAATATACTCCATATTGGAACGATGGCGAGGAATGTACTTTTGGTGTTAACGACGTAGAATGGACTGCAAATCCTGAAAGGGATTATAGTGATCATTATGATTGGAATCCAAAGGTCGGAAACTCGGACGCTGGTGACATGACAAAAGAAGAAATTGATTCTACTAAAAAAGATGGGTATACTCTTTACAAATCAATTTCTTCTGCTGAAGACACAATGCGTTTGATGTTTGGAGATCATGTTCAAATCGTTGTAACTCCAAGCCAAATTGAGGTCGTTGAATACGAACATGACTGATGGTTCTCCGCGCGCATATTTTTTAGTCGGCCCACCTGCTGCCGGTAAAAGTACTTGGGCTAATATTTTCGTAGAAGATCCGAGTCTTGTTGCTTCTACTGACAATACGATTGATATGATCGCGAAACACAAGGGGATCACCTACAACGAAGCTTTCAGTAATAAGACGATGAGAGCTGCGATATCTAAGATGCGAAAGCATATTTTGGAATTAGTTTCTCAAAACAAAGATGTCTACGTTGATCAGACAAACATGACTGTTAAATCACGTGCTCGTAAATTGGTCTGGATTCCAAGACATTATACTAAGATCGCTATTGTGTTCGAAAAACCAGACGATGAAGAATGGAAGCGCAGGCTGAATTCAAGGCCAGGTAAGACTATTCCAGAAAAGGTTCTTCGTAACATGATAGATAATTATGAACCACCGACGAAAAAAGAAGGTTTCGATATTATTTGGAACTGGACTGAAACTATGAAAGAAAAGGCAGATGTTGAGAACCGAAAGTAATATCTGGTGGGTTGGTCTTATGATGACCGTCGGCGGATTTTTGTTGCTCTCTCCTCTCATTGGAATAGGCGGCATCATACTAATGTACGCATCAACTAGTCTAAAAGAAGAGTTTGATGCACTAAAAACTGAAGTTGAAAATCTAAAGAGAGAATTGAACAATGGCAAAAGGTAAGAAAAGCTCTGGCGCGCACTACACCAGCAAAGGTCAGCGACAAAATGTTGCGAAGTCTTCAACAAAATTGGTTCGCCAATCCCGCACAGCATCTGATCGGATCATGAATCAACTTGATGCATGGATGAAAGGCAAGCCAACGAAGAATAAGTTTCTTCAAGGAGTTACGTATCGATGAGTTTGCTCATAACAGGGCTTGACTCTATTACTAAAGACGGAACAGCTGCTAATGCTATGGGCGGCACAGAACTTATGCGTGAAGCTTTGTTCAACAAGCTACCACCAGCGCTACTCAATCAGTTCCAAATTATTTCGTCTAGAGTTCGTGATATCAATCCAGACAAACAGTCGATTCTTTGGCTTCATGATCTAGCACAAGACCCAGAAGCAGCTCATTTAGTCGATCCAATCGAACGCGCAAAATTCGCTAAGCTTGTCTTTGTTAGTCATTGGCAGTTCAATGAGTTCAAAAATCAGCTTGGTGTTGGACATGAAGAGAGCATAGTTCTTCCAAACGCGATTGAACCGTTTGAAGATCATACGAAACCTAAAGACGGTAAAATCAATTTGATTTATCATACGACTCCACATCGTGGGCTCGAATTGTTAGTACCAGCATTTGATGCTGTCTATAAAGTTCGTCCAAACATTCATCTCAATGTTTATTCGAGCTTTAGCATTTATGGCTGGGAACAGAGAGACGAACCATACAAAGAACTATTCGATCAATGTCGTGATCATCCGGGTATTACCTATCATGGAGCTCGTCCGAATTCTGAGATAAGAGAAGCTCTTAAGAATACGCACATCTTTGCTTATCCAAGCATTTGGCAAGAGACTTCTTGTATTGCCGCGATTGAAGCGATGGCTGCTGGCTGTGCAGTTATATGCCCTCAGTATGCAGCATTGCCAGAAACTACAGCAAAGTTCGCTATTGACTATCCTTGGGCAGAAAATCCAAAGACTCATGCTGATAGATTCGCAAATCTTCTCTTACTGATTGTTGATCAATACTGGGAAGAAGGGCATCAGAATAAGTTGGCGCTTCAAAGTGTGTATACCAACAACTTCTACAACTGGGGCTTCAGAGCGCAACAATGGGAAGGTCAATTGGCCAATCTATTAGAGCAAAGGCAATAAGCGATGAAAGACGATTCTGCAATCAAAGTTGTAAAAGACTTAGTTAAAGCAATTGATGACGGTCATATCCAGATAGTAACTGATTATGCTCCAGCAAATACTGCTATAATCAAGCGATTACGTGCTGTCCTATTACAGAAAGAATAATTATACGAATCCTAGAGCGTTGACATTTGTTCTCTATATGATAGAATAGCATAATCAACAACCCGAATCAGGAGTATTCCTGTGGCAATTCCGAAAGTACGAAAGAAAAAAACAGTTCGCACACCCCGCGATGCCGGTAAGAAGTTTATGGGTGATGAGCCCGTTTGGGGCAACAAGCCGGCTACGGCAATAGATATCGCCAAAGCCAACAATTGGTACAACTATTTTTCTGAGAAGCGTATTTGCGTAACATATTTGACTGATCATCTCAAAGATAAGAAGCAAATTGCTTTGATCAATGCAGCTGATTCGTTGTTCATTTCTAGTTCGCTTTGTTTCCTGGCTCGTATGAAAGATAACGGTTGCGTGTTCTCTACTGAGACGCAAAAGTTTTTCGATGAGAAGTTGGAAGAAGCTTTAGAGCTCGGTCGTAAGGCTAAAAAGTCTAAACCCCGCGCCAAAAATTCTAACAAAGATGACGATCTTAAGAAGATCATGTCTAAGTGGAAGAGAGATGACGAGCAAGCTTCGATCGTTGGAACTTACGACATCATTTTCGACTCGATTTGTGAAGGCCAACTTGACAAGCCGAGCCTAGAAATCTATGAGATGCTTGGTAAGATCAATGCTAAGCCTATTCATGCCAAAGCTTTGATCGATCGTTATCAACAAACTCTTGATGAAATCATCGAAGTTCGTACGAAAGATGGTGATCCTGATCTCAAAGAAAACTATTCTTGCTACAGTACCAAAACGCTTGGTGTCATGCAAAAGTGGCTTGAGGCTTTGATCAAAGACTGCACTACGTTTTCGATTGCTCAAAAGCGTCGAGTTGTTCGAAAGAAAAAGATCAAGTCAGTTGCTGATCAAGTCAAGAAGGTTAAGTACCAGAAAGAAGCAACTGATCTTAAATTGGTTGGTGAAGTTCCTGACAAAGTTGTAGGTGCTCAAGAGATCTGGGTCTACAATACGAAAAACCGCGAACTGGCATTCTACAAATCTACTGCGCCAGGTGGGTTCTCGTTTAAAGGTTCTAGTCTTGTTGGCTGGGATGAAAAAAATAGCAAGAAGAAAAAACTTCGTAAAGCAGAAGATACTCTTCGAGCATTGATGGACGGTGGCAAACGTGTTCCAATCAAAGTGTTCAACGAATTGACCACTAAACCAAGCGAACCAAACGGCCGCTTCAATGAAACTTCTCTAATTGTTAGGACTTTCAACTGACCAACAACGTCATCACATTTCCTGGGGGCGGGCAAAAGTCTGCCCCCAGCAATATTCCAACTGAAGCTGACATTGAGTACCTATCTGCTGAAATATGCATAGCGTGTGAAAGTGAATTAGACAGGGTGCTCTCTGGCTATAAGATGGACGTCAGCGATGTTCGTCTTCGCACTGCAATATCTCTTGCCTTAGGAATTATCAGGGGTGCTGTAGTGTCTCATATGGGTGGAGAAAACGCGCCATCTCTTCAGGTAGACAAAATGGTTGACGAATATCTTGCTCGTAAATGATAAATAAGTCCTGGAAAGGATGCTTAGATGATATTAATTGATTTGAACCAGGTTATGATTTCTGTGTTGATGAAACATTTATCAGACCTTGGTACGCCTAACTCAGCAATCGACGTCGGTATCGTACGCCACAAAATTCTCAATACTATTCGGTCGCTTCGTTCTAAGTTTATCGAAAAGTATGGCGAGCTTGTGATTACGTGCGATGGTCAAAACTGTTGGCGCCGCGACACGTTTCCGTATTACAAAGCTAGTCGTAAGAAAAGTCGTGATGAAACTGATTTAGATTGGAACGATCTCTTTGGGGCACTCAATACTGTACGGGACGAACTGAAAGAGTTTTTTCCATATAAGGTAATACAAATTGACCGGGCTGAAGCAGATGACGTAATTGCTTCTCTGTGCCATCGTTATGGCTCATTTGGACTTTGCTTGGGCAAGCCGATTTTGATCGTGTCTGGCGATAAGGATTTTGTTCAATTGCAGAAATACGCAAACGTTGAACAGTGGAGTCCTACACAAAAAGTATTTTTACGCGAACCTAATCCCGCCCGGTTCTTGCATGAGCATATTATTCGTGGCGATCGCGGCGATGGAGTACCTAACTTTCTTTCTGCAGATGATGTATTTGTTACTGAAGGGACTCGACAAACTCCAATCACGCAGAAAAAACTAGATAGCTGGAACGGTAAAAACCCAGAAGAATTTTGTGATGAGCGCATGCTTCGTAATTGGAAAAGAAATCAACTAATGGTTGACCTTGACCTAGTTCCAGATTATATCCAAGCAGCAGTAAAAAAAGAATTCGATAGTCAAGAAGAAGGCGATCGTTCTAAACTTTTCAACTATTTCATCAGCCGCAGATTGCGGAATCTGATGGATTCAATCAACGACTTTTAAGGAGAATTAAATGAATATCGGCATCGCAGAACAATTAGCCGAGATCGATAATCTAAAGACAAAGAAAGAGCGTATTGAAGCTCTTCAAAAGGCGTCTACGCCCGCGCTTAAGAAAATTCTTGGCTTTTGTTTTGATTCGCGTATTAAGTGGAGACTACCACCGAACCGTCCTCCTTTCAGAAAGACAAAGAAAGAAGAAGATCTGCAAAACGTTCTTAAGTCAGAAGTTCGTAAGTTAGATATTTTTGTAGAAAGCGCTACGCATGCTAAGACACCTGCAGTAACACGTGAAATGCAGTTTTTGAATTTGCTTGAATCTGTAGATCCAGATGACGCTGAACTTTTGATTGCTATCAAAGACAGAAAGTTGCCATATAAAGGTATCACTAAAGATGTTGTGTCTAAAGCATTTCCAAATCTAGCTAAGGACTGGTAATGGGCAAAACGATCAGGCGCAAAAAGAGCGCCTTTGATGACGACTGGGATCAAGTAAATCCAAAAGGCGTTATTAAGCATAAGAAAGCTGACGCTGCAGACTGGCGTCATAAAAGAAAGGCAAAGAGAGAGATCGATGAAGAAAGCGATCGTGATCGGGAACGGGCCTAGCCGCAAAGCATACGACCTTCGTGTTCTTAAAGGTATGCCAACATATGGGTGTAACGCGATCTATCGTAGTTATGCTCCAGATTATGAAGTTCCATCGAAGTTATTCGTTATGGACGACGGGATGATTACTGAATTAGAACATTCAGATTTTCCAAGTGAGCGCCTTGTGATTGTTCCAGAACAGATGCGCTGGGAATATCAAGAGTATCGCCCTAATCAAATGGCGCGGCGAAATAATGCTGGTATGATAGCTATGGAATATGCTATCGTAGACGGATACACTGATATCGTATGTCTTGGGTTTGACTTTATCATTGATGATAAGAACGCGTCAACTGGTAATGTCTTTTCAGGTACTAAGAATTACGACGTCAATCAAGCATCGTTTGTTGACAATATTTTTCGCGTCAATTACTTAGATTGGTATTCGTTGATGTACGAAGATAAAATTAGATTTACGTTTTTGTTTCCGTTTTCTCCGCGCATTCATCCTATGAGAAGTAAAAATCTCTGGATATCGAATGCTAAGAACCTCGACGAAGTTGTTGAATCTAACACTCCTAGTGAGTAGTCATACAATCAACTTTGACGAGCGTGCCCAGAGAGGTGATCTCTCAAGTTGACATTTTTCTTAATTATGGTAGAATAAGAATATGCTGATAGAAGTTGTAAAGATCACAGTAGTTCGTCGTAGTGCAGGCATGGACTGCATTTTGCTTGAACTCAATATACCAGATTCAACTAATGCTGATGTCAATAACGTAGCTATAGTGTATGTAGCTCGTTATGCTGGTTTATCCTATTGTGAAGAACATCTTCCAGGAGTTCCTGTTGAGCTAATCGACACATCTGACAAATATTAAAAACATGAAATATGTTTGTGACAATAAACGTCATCTGATTTGCATTCCATACTCTATAGAGAACCTACATAGAATGGCTGAAGATCTCAGCATCAAACGTTGTTGGTTTCATAGAGGAAAAATGCCTCACTACGATATTCCCAAGAAACGAGTAGACGAGATTATGCGAAAAGCACATGTCGCTTCTACTAGATTTATCGTTGAAACTATTCGCGATAGTCTTAATGATTGAGCAGACTGTAAAAGAACTATTACCACGCCATTTGCGTTTTGAAATCGGTGATATCGTTCGAATCAAAAGCGGTAGCCCCAAGATGATGGTAGTCGATATGGATGAACTTGACTTATGGATTTCTAGAAATCATAAACATTCAAAAACCGGCGAAGAAATCGTTGTCGAATTCCAAATCCCACGAAGCGAAGTAGAGCATACAGATCCTTTATCATGAACATATTCTATTTACATCATGTGCCGGCTGTTGCAGCTAAGATGCATTGTGATAAACATGTTCTTAAGATGATTCTTGAGACTGCACAATTGCTTAGCACTGCGCACCATGTTCTTAATCCAACAGGAGATCATTCGAACAAATACAAGAAGACTCACGTGAACCATCCATCTGCTATTTGGACTCGCGAGTCAGCTTCGAACTATTGTTGGGCTCATACGCTTTTGCGCGCGCTGTTGATTGAATACACACAGCGATGGGGAAAAGAACACGCTACTACAAGAATGGTCGAACCACTTCAGTTTCCACCGATCGGCATGAACTTGTTAATCGATTGGAGAGAACCACCACAATGTATGCCAGACAAGTATAAAGCCGGCGATACAGTTCAAGCATATAGAAACTACTATATTGGTGAAAAATCTCATTTCGCTAAGTGGAAAAATGGCGCCCCGAGCTGGTGGCCAACAGATAAATAGCATTGGAGGTACCATAGTATGCCCACGTTTGGTTTTGAAGATACAAAGTCTGGTAAGGTCTGGGAAGAGTTTATGTCTTTTAGCGAAAAAGAGCAGTACCTAAAAGACAACCCTAACGTACGACCCGCGATTATCTCTGCTCCTGGTATCGGCGATTTACACAGAATTGGTTTAGCTCGTACTAAGCCTGATGCTGCGTTCCGTGACCGACTAAAAGACATTAAGAAATCTCACCGAGGGAGTTCTATCAACACATGGTAGTGGAGTTTCAATGTCTGAAGAACCAGTTAGTAGTAAGCGTAAGCGTAATAAAACTCAGAACACAGGCTTAAAGCTTGTAGACATCAGTCCAAAAACAGAAGTTCAGGCAGAAACATTTGATGCATATGCCGATGATATGAACTTAGTGCTGCACGGTGCAGCTGGTACTGGTAAAACATTCATTGCGTTATATCTCGCTCTTCGCGAGATTATAGACAAACGATCTCCTAGACGGAAGATCGTCATCGTGCGCAGCACGGTCCCTAGTCGTGACATGGGCTTCATGCCAGGTAACTCTAAAGAAAAGTCTAGGGTTTACGAATCTCCGTACTACGAAATTTTTACCGAGCTGTTTGGACGATCTGACGCTTACGAAGTAATGAAAGGGCGAGGCCTCGTTGAGTTCATGACGACTTCATTTGCTAGAGGTATGACTCTTAATGATTCAGTGCTTTTAGTAGATGAATTCCAGAACATGAATGATATGGAGTTACACACCATCATCACAAGAGCTGGTGAGAACACACGGCTCGTTTTTTCTGGAGATTTTAGGCAGGACGACTTGACTAATGAGCGGTTCAAAGAAAAATCTGGAATCGTAGAATTCGTGCGAGTTCTCGATCTTATGCCCTCATTTGCTAAAATCGAATTCACAATGAGAGATGTAGTTCGTTCTGGAATTGTACTTGAATATCTTATGGCACAAGAAGAATGTGGGCGCTCTACAAAATAACATGCCGTCCTAACCGACGCACTCTCATTACAATGCAGAAGCATCCCGCACGGGAACTTCTGAAGAATTGTCCTGAGCTCCAATGGGAGCTTAATCACATAAAACCAGAAGCTTTTCGAATTGAAACTCTTAAGATGGGTACTCGTCTAGAGATTCAACAAGAATATCGCCGCATAGTCACTCCCACATGGGTTCAGAACGACAACACATACAATGTAGAAGTTCCAAAAGGAGTTAAGTCAACTGCGCCTGGATACGTTCATCCTAATCTAGGTAAAAGAAAAAGCCGAGAAGAGCTAAAACGCCGCACGTTCACGCGGTGGCGTAATGGTGTAAGAGCTACTACGCTTGGTCTACGGCACGATGAAGATGCTAAAGCTAAAATGAGAGCTGCACATGAAAGACGACCATTACATGAGTGTTCTGTTTGTGGAATGGGAAACTTAAAGCAAATCACTTGGACTGCTTACCATGAAGATCGATGCACGTATAGAAGAAAACGCGTTGACATTTTGCTTTAACTAGTACATCAGATTCTGTGAATCCTTTTTTGAACACAATAACAGCTTCAAATTGCTGTTGCGCGAGCTCTTTTTTCGGAACAAGGCCCTTTTCGAGATCGTTGCCCAGAGTAATAGACTCATCAAGCGTCAGCTGGAATGCCGATAGAGCATTTGAAGTATTGCATGAACGCCATCTTCTGAACGTTCAGTGAACGTCGCTTTGACATCCATCGCATCCAGAGAATACGATCGTCTTTCAAACCGAGATGATTTCACAATTTCCATAATACTCAAACATCTGAAGTCTCCTTTGAAACGATATCGTCATGAATCCAGTCGACCGTAGTTACTACTCGAGCGATTTGTAGAACAACATCGCCGTAGTTTAGAAAACGCCGAAAGAGCTCTGCTTGGCCGATTGTATGTATCTGAATAGCTTGCTGAACGTCTGAAGTTTCAACACCCAGGTTATTCAAGTACCAGATGTTCTCTTCATCATCTTCCCAAGCGACAACGTAGGCATACTTGGCATTAGTTTCCACAATCGTTCACCATCTGGTCAGAAATACTTAACTTTATTCATCACTCCACTCCGTACGTGAGTACTCGCCTTTGGTACAATACAATGATTCTAACAAAATTTTAAGCAAACGTAAACAAAAAAGTCTAGTGCAGAAACAACCACTTAAAGCTAGCAGTAAGGATAACAACAGTCTAGTGTATACGTCGATGTAAGAAAACTTGTGTATATGCTCTTGTAGCTTGCTGTGCATAAGTCCATTGTATAATCCCTTGTTGGTGCCCGTGTAGGAAACTGTGTAGGTGCCCGTGTAGGAAACTGTGTAGGTG